AAGTATTCTGCCTTGCATCGAGCGGTTGCTCAAAGTAAGCGCCCCCATGAATGCAATATGCTTCGTGACAGCATCCATGTCGGGACTTTGATCTGGAAGATCAAGTGCTTCGAAGTTCCGTCCAGAATAGATTTCGAACTTCATATACTTTGTATTCAACATATAGCCACCAGTCAATCCGGTGGCGGCGCTGTCATATACTACTGCGGCAGTTTTATACTTCAAAGTTTCGAAGCCCAAGGCTCCCAACCTTGCGTCGGCATAACGCTGGTTTTCCTGCATGCCGCTTTCCAAGGTGCCGTAGACTTCGGCGTCGAGCAGGATCAGGTCGGGATGCTCGGTGCCGCGTGTCAGCTTCAGCCACAGCGCGTTCAGCCCCGCCTTGAGGGCCGGGTACTGCAGGCCGGTCGCCCTGGCGATCGACTGGAACTGGTTTTTCCAGAAGGTCCAAGTAGTACTGTCAATACCGCCAACTATACCTGTACCGGCATCAGTAACCATTGCTTTGAGGCCAGCAAATGACTTGGCCACCGAGCCGTCTCCATAGACGGCCTTGGTGATGTTGTTGGCCATCGTCGCTTCGGCATTGTCCATTTTGCCTTCCAGCAGATTGAGGATGCGCTCGCGGCCCCGGTTCTTGGCCAGGTCGGGACCGCTGAGCGTGACGCTGGCCACCGCGTTGGCGGGGGCGTAGTCGGCCTCCGATATGGTTTCCTTGACCGCCCTGGACAGCAGCTCGGTGCCGCTATACCAGGCGAAGGTTTCCTCGGCATAGGTCAGCGGCGTTGCGATCGCTTTGCCGCCTTCGATGATGCGTGTCCTTCCGTTTTGCTTGAGAAGTGCAGTAACGGCATTCGAATTACTGACGTTATCTGCAAAGGTCCGATGGTAATTGTTCAGCGTGGTCGCAACCAGCTGGGTGACGGTGGGTTCAGCCATTGTGGCCTCCGAGGGGAAAAATTCCCTTAGAAGCCGACCTCGTCAGCCGTACTTTCGAGCACGTCGCGCAGGCTCTGCTTGCCTTGCGGCTCGGAGGGCTTGGTCACCGGGGAGGTCAGTCCCCTGGCGTTGCCCCTGACCGCTTGCCTGGCCCTTTGATCGGCCTGCTGCCGCTCGACGCTCTGGCGTTGGGCGGCGATCAGCTGATCGCGGGTTGCCGGGTTCATCCAGCGCGCAGTCTCGTAGGCCTCGCGGAGGTCGCGCCCAGGGTTGGCCTGGAACATCTCGATGATCTGCGGCAGCACGGCGTCGAAGTCGGGCCGCAGCAGTTTGCCGTCGGCGCCCTTCTCTTCCGCAAAGCTGTCGATTCCCCACCGGGTGACCCTCAAGGCTTCCTGCTCGGCCTGCTGGGCCGAGGCCTGCTGCATCTGCTGGATGAGGCCTTCCAAAGCCTGCACCCTGTTCGAAGTCTGGCCGACATGATCGGCGAAATAACGGATGGCCGGGTCTTTCATGTCAGCTTCGGAAAGCTGGCCTGGTCCTCCCGACCGGCTCGGGGCCAACGCCGCTGGGTCAATTCCGCACCGCTGCGCGATCTCCTGGACCAGGCTGAGCCTGTCCTGCAGATTGGGGCTGATCGCCCGCCGATGCATGCCCGCCCATTCGCGGATCGCATCGGTGGGGGCCAGGCCCGCCTGCTGCAGCGATCCCGAGATGACGGGATCGCCAAAGATCGGCGCCAGCTGGCGCACAAAACTGTCTGCTTGCGCGGTGGCCTGCACGCGCCGCTGGTAGTCGCCTTCCATCTCTGAGTGCCGTCTGAGCAGGAAGGCCTGCCCCTCCGGCGCCAGTCTGCCAAAGGCCTCTCTATCGGCGGCGCTCCAGTTCGCGGGCGGTTCGCTGCTTCTCCCCTCGGGGGCTGGGTGAACCTGTGGCGGCTGGGTCTTGTCTGGGCTTTCGGGGCTGGGTGCAGGCTCCGCCTGCGCTGCTTCTCCCGGCTGCGTCTCTTTCGAGGCGAAGCGGCCTAAATTATCCCTGGGTTGTCCGTCCTGTCCAGACGGCGGCTCCTCGGGCGATGAAGAGGCGTCGATCACCTCGTCATAGGCGTCCTCGGCGATCTCCCGCAGCGAGCGTTTCGGCTCAGCTGCGGTCGCGCCATTGGAAAGGGGCGTCTGCGGGTCGTCTGGCATGGTCGGTAGCCCTTTGTTCGAACGGACCTCTCGGGAGGTCCCTCGGGTCGACCGCGCTACCGGCCTGCATGTCGGCGTCTCGCTGACGCCAGGATGAAATGGTCTCGCCCGTGATCGGGCTTTCGAAACTCTCGAACTTGCTCAGCATCGGCGTGGGAAAACCGTCACGGATATCGACACGGTTTTCCCCCTTGACCACCATTTTGCCGTTACGGAGGACATAGACGGTCATTCCAGCACCGCCTTCCAGGCCAGCATCTCGGCGATCTCCAGCACCGTTGCCGCATGATCCATGCGGCGGGATGACCAATGGTGCTGCTGGTGATCGGTCGGCGGCATGGTGCCGTCGGCGTCGTGCATGTAGGCCCGCAGGAGCTCGCAGGCCTCGGTGATGCGCGCCAGGTGCATCTGCTGGTGCTCGGTCGGCCCGGTTTTTCGGGCCTGCTGAAGGATGCCAATGCTCATGTCACGGTGAACAGCTTGTCGGTGTTCGACAAAAGATTGTGGTCCTCGACCGCCACTGAGACGGTGCCTGCGGAGGCCTTCCAGATCGCCACCGTCATCTGCGTCGGCGAGACATAGGTGCCGGAACTGTCGGGCACATTGGAGCCGCCGGTCAGCACCGTCGACCACGGCGTGAAGCCGGTGCCGGTGATGGTGACCTGCAGCGGCAGCGTTGCCGCAGCCCCAGTGGTCGGGCTGATCGAGGAGACGACCGGCGCGACAGGCACCGTGGCGCCGCCGGTCGGATAGGGATCATCGGGCTCGATCCAGCCGCGCGCCCTGCCGATGTCGACAGCCAGCGTGGTGCCGATCATCGCCGCCTTGGCGGCCTGCGTGCGCGGCGCATAGTCGGTCGCCGCCGCCCTGCCGCTGGCGTCGGTGATTGCCACGGCAGCCGTCGACTGATCGACATCGTCCCCCCTGACGCCGCCGACAAAGTCGCCGGAGGCGGAGGTCAGCACCGGCTCGGCGGCGTTTTCGTTGGCCAGCGTGGTGGTGGCGACACGCGGCGGATAGCGATGCCAGTTGACCGGCACGATTTCGTTCAGCTTCAGGGTGGCGATCGGCGTGTCGTTGGAGCGGTTGAGGTCAAACTGCGCCATGGCGTGCCTCCAGATCATTCTGCAGCAGCGAACCGCCAGCCGCGAGACTGGCGACATGGGTATCGGTCCACTGGTCGGCTGGCACCAGTTCCAGAGGGCTGTGCAGGCTCTCCAGATATTTGACGCGGCCTTCGGCGGTCATCGGGTTGCCGCTCGGGTAAGGTTCGTTCTCCGCCACTTCCAGCACCGCGACCATCTCGACATACATCAGCGCCGCCTTCTCCTCCTGGGTCTTCGGCGAATAGTCGACATTGGAGACGGTGACGCCGTCGGGGTTTTTGGTCGGGTGGTCGCCGGTCACGAACTGCTGCTCGACCGGCGGATTGGCATATTCGTAGTCGGCCAGGTCGATCGGCAGCGGGCTTTGATAGGCGGGGGTGCTCTCAACCATGGGCGTTGTCCTCGGGCTTTCTCACCGGAACGCCGCGCACTTCCTGGTCGATGTCCTCCTGCGGCCTCGGGTTGCCGGTCGGGTAGGGATCGCGGGGGCCGATGCCGAGGTCTTCGTCGGTGCGGGTGACCGGGCTCTGATGCACCGCCTCGCGGAAATTGGCGTGCGGCACATGCTCGCCGCGTACTTCCGGCTTGATCTTTTCCACCCTGGCCTTCCTGGTCTTCTCCGCCGCGCCGGTCGCTGCGCCCTTTTCCATCTCCTCGACGGTGGCGTCGGACAGGTCATCTTCGCCTTCGGCGGTGGTCGATACGTCTGGTTTCTTGGCCATGTCAGTCTCCTTCAAACGGGTGGATGGGGACGGTGCTGCGTCACCGCCCCCTGGCCTGGCTAACGGTTCTGGCCGCCCTGGCCGGGATTGCCCTGGCCGGGACGGTTGGGATCGCCCTGGCCTGGCTTGTCCTGCGGTTTCTGCTGGCCGCCCTGGCCGCCGCCACGACGATCGTCGTTGTCGTCGTCGTTGTCGTCGCCCTGGCCGGGCTTATTGGGGTTCTGTTGCATGGTGTTTCCTTTCGTGAAGTCCACCCCATTCACATCAATCCAGGCGGGGCCGCGCCGTTCCCTGCGCCACCAGGAGGCATTTTTGGTGGGCCTCCTGGCGGCATGCCAGGTGGGCCGAGGCCGGGAGGAGGTTCGCCGGGAGGCCCTGGCATTGGCGGTGGCATCATCATCGGCGGCGGCTGTGCTGCCAGCTGGTCCTGGAACTGGTTGATCATCTCGACCACGGGCCGCGAGTAGCGGATCGGGTGCAGGAACATCTTCATCAGTTCGAGGCTCAGCTGCATCACCTGCGGCGGCGGCAAAACGCCGGTCATCAGCATCTGCTGGGTGCCGGTCATCACCAGGCCGATGGTCTGGGCGATCTGCGCCATGCCCTCCTGCTCGGCCTGCAGGTCGGGCACCACGGTCGAGTCGCTCTCGATGTCGATGGCGCAGGTGCGCATGAAATCGGAGCGCAGGATCGCCATCACCTCGGGCGTCACCTCCTCGCCGGTCATCCTCGCAAGTGTGGCGGGATCAAAATTCTGGGCGATGATTTCGGCCTTGAGGCGCAGCAAATCCCTGACGAAATTGGCCGCCGCCTGGCGCTGGTCCTCCAGCCGGTTGACGCCCATCGTGCCCTTGATTCTTTGCGCTGTCGCGGTTTCGGAGGCTTTCGTCGCTCCCCGCATGATGTCGGAGATGCCCATGATCTCGTAGATCGCCTGCTTGATCTGCTCGCGGGCCAGGAACAGCTTGTCGAGCGCCGCCATCCAGAGGTCGATCGGCACCAGCCAGATGTGGTTCTGCAGGCCGCCGTTCAGCATGTCGACGCCGTCGACCGGAATCATCTTGCCGTCGCCCGCCGTCAGGATGTCGGCGATCTCGGTGGAGGCCGAATTGTAGCCGCCGCGAACCTTGATCATGCGGGTCAGCGCCGAGATGCGGGCCGACACCTCGTCGAGGTCGGCGGCGAGGTTGTTGTAGAGGTCGTAATAGGGGCGCGGGATGCGGCTGTCGGAGGTGGTGACCGCCAAAAGCGGCACCGGGCACGGGAAGAAGCCTTCCAGCTGCAGGGTGTCGGGATCGATCCTGAGCAGCAGGCCGCCGGTTTCGCGGATGAACCAGATGATGCGGCGGTTCACCCGGTCCCAGATTTCCCACACCATGCATTTCCGCACATGGTCGCCGAGGTTTTGCGCCGTCTTCATCGCCGAGCCGCCGCCGACCGGGCTTTTGGCGGCGCTCTCGTCGGTCCAGCGCAGCAGGTCGCCGGTCTTGCCCGCCGCCTTGATCGCCGCGTATTCGGGCGAGCCCTCGAACTCGCGGTCCAGCTGCTGGCGGGTGAACAGATGGCGGAACGCCATCCAGTCGGTATCGGCGGCCTGGCGCACCGGGTCGATCAGGAAGTCCTCCCAGTAGACATATTCGTCGCCGACCTCCTCCCACACCTTGCGCTCCTCGGTCGGCGCCGTGCCATCAGGAAGCGGCCCGCCAGAAAGCTCCATGGTCTGCATCTGCGGACGCCAGCGCACCCTGCAGATGCCGCGACCAGGCAGCAGCACGTCCTTGATGGCGGTCTTGATCGCCTCGTCGGAGCCCTCGTCCTCGAGCACGATCTCCAGCGCCTTTTCCATCACCGCCGCCGCCGTCTCGGCCACCTGCTGCTCGGGCGATGGAGGCTCAGGCGGCGGGATCGGCGGGTGGGTCGGCGGGCCGGGAGGCGGCATGCCCGCAACGCCTCCCGGCCCTGCTGACGCCATCATCGGCGGGGGAGCTGGTCCCGCCTCCGGCGGCAGATCGATCGGGCCAGCGCCAGGCGGGACCATGGCCCCGTTCCCGCCTGGCATTGGCCCCGGCCCACCGGGCGGTAGCGCGCCCAATGGGGGAGCGGGAACTGGCGGGATAACAGGGGGGCCTCCCGGCATGGGACCGGCGGCGAGGGGGGTTGGGACCGGGGGCGGCCCTGCCGGAGCCATACCGGGAGGCGGCATGCCAGGCGGCAAACCTGGCAGCATGGGAGGCATCGGAGGCTGTGGCGGCGGGCTCGGCTTGGTGAAGCGCGAGCGGACCACAGGCTTCGGCGGCTTCTGGTAGACCGCCGGTAACATGACTTCCGTGTTGGCGTACAGCACGTTGAAGGTGACGCCCGAGGTGGTCACCCTGCCGGTCTTGGCGTTCTTCGCCTCGTTGCGGTAAATCTGCACGATCTCGCGGGCCCGCTTGCGCCAGTCCTGCTCGGCCCGCTCGGCATCGCTGAGGCAGGCGGTCCAGTATTGCTTGTCGACCTCCGGTTCGTATTGGGCGCCGGAATAGGGATCGTCGCTGGCGCCGACCGGCTGCTGGCCGGGCTTGGTCGCCTGGACGCTCTCGGCGTCGTCAGGCGGCTGGGTGAGGTCGGGATCGCGCGCCATCAGCGTCTCCCGACAAATCTGGCTTGGCCAGGCTCGAATATGGCGATCTGGCCGACATCGTCGGCAATGGCATCATAGCCTTCGTCGCGGATCAGACGGTCCAGCCGCTCGATGTTCAGGTCGCGGTCGTACATGTCGTAGTCGTGGGCATACGGCTCATAGAGGCCGCGCCCGGCCAGAGTCCTGTAGCGGCGCTCGTATTCGGCGGCGTCCAGCGGCTTGCGAACCGTCAGATCGGCCTCGTTGACGATCGGCTCCTGTGCGCCGCGCATGATCGAGTAGGAGCGGGCGATGTTGGGTTCCCTGGTGAAATAGAACTTGCCCCGGCCCCAGCCGAGTGCGTTCTGCCTGCCATGCGTGTCCTGCGCCCGCGTATGCGACAGTTCTTCGTAAGGGGTACTGGAACCGCGATAGGCGCGCACGATCTGCGCCAGCGTCTCCCTGGTCGGCTGTGGCTGGCCAAACGCCCCGCCGAGCCCCATCGGCTGCGCCAAGTCCTCATTGCCCAGCGTCGGCTTCATCAAGCCCATCGCAAACAATTCGCCAAGGCCGGGAATGTCCTGGTCCATCACTTCAACTCATGCAGCCTGAAGGCGTTGGCGATCAGGTACGGGTTTCTGTCCCTGACCGCGTCCTGGCGGGCCAGGAACGGCCTCGAGAGGCAGGCATAGCGGGTGTCATCAACGGCGTGATCCTCGACCTCGGTGTCCAAATCCTCGGGATTGTGCTGGTCGTGGATCATCATCGGGATGGTGCGGATGACATCGCGGCAGGTCGCGAAGAAGAAGATCAGCGGCCCGTCGGCATTGCCCTTCAGCCGGTAGCGCAGCTGGTCCCAGCCGCCCATCCTTTTGTCCCTGGCGACACGGGTGTTGTCGGCACGGCGGAAGATCGCCCCGTGGCGGCCCAGCGTCTCGGCGATCGACGGCCCGGAGATGACGGCGAAGGCCGACGGGTCCAAGACGCCGTAGCTGATCTTCTCGCGCTGGCCCCGGTGGTCGGTTTCACGGGAAACAATGCCCCTGGCGACCTCCTCGGCGGTCATCTTGAGGCCTGAATTGTTGCCGCCTGGCTTGGCGCCGTACCACTCCCGGTAGCGGATGATGGCGCCTCTTGGGATGATCCTGCCGTCATGCTCGAATGTGTCCTGGCAGACCGCCCACCAGCCGACCGAGAACGGGCTGGCCGAGCCCCAATCCATCGAGCGGAAGCGAATCCAGGGCTCGGGCACGGTGAACGGGGCAATGACGTGGCGGTCGTAGGCGAACTCCTCGAAAAAGCCGCCCTCGACAACGTTCCAGTCGCCGTCCAGCCAGGCCCTGACCAATTGCGGCGAGCCGACCGCCTTCAGCCGCTGCACATAGCCAGGGTCCGATTCGAGAAGCGCCGGGTTGTCCTTGACCCTGGACGGGATGAACACCCTGGAGATGCCGGTGTCCTCGTCCCTGACCAGGTTGAAGGGGCCATTGTCGATGAACATCGACTTGACGGCGAAATGGCCAGGGCCTCCCGGGTTGCAGGTGGCCTTCATCTGGCACCTGACGCCCGCCGCCGAGCGCAGCGTGGCCAACAGCCTGTACATCGGGTCAAGGCTCGAAAACTGGGTGATCTCCTCCAAATAGACCCGGGTCAGCGACCAGCCCTGGTAGGACTGGGCATCGCGTTCGTTTTCGAGGAACGCCATGTGCAATTTGGCGCCGCAGCGGAAGTCGAAGAACGAGCCGTGCTCGCGCCACTGGGCGGCGTTGCCGTAGAGGGAAATCGCGGTGTGGATGGTGTCCTTGAGGTCGGTCCTGGTCTTGCGGACCATCAGCCCCCTGGCGTTGGGGCCGTGGTCCTCGGCATGCAGCCAGAAATCGCCGAGCGAGGCATAGGTCTTGCCGCCGCCTCGGGCGCCGCCGAACACCGTGATGTCCGCCGGGCTGTCGATATAGGCCATCTGCGCCGGTTGCGGCACAAACCGTATCTGGACACGCGCCATAACGGCACCACCAGATATATGATTTGGAACGAAGCTGTGAAGAGGAAAAAACGCAGTAACCCCGGTCAAGGGCTCAAAGCATCACCCGCCGCTGCGCGGCCAGCGGGCTAGACCGGGTCCACAATGGCAGTGTGACGCTGCCCCCGGTCGCTTCTCGCAGCTCGTCAGCCCTCCCGCTTGCCCGCCTTCCACAACGCACCAGCCGGTGCGCGTCTGCGACGGGTCAAGGCCGAGGATGGCGGCGGCTTTGCGCATCACTTCAGCCTATCATGAACAACAGCGGCAAGACGCCAAGTGCGATCAACAGCCACGGCTGCGCACCAAAACCGACCAGCAACCACCACGCCAGAGCGCCCATCACTCACCGCCTTTCAGGGCGTTGCGAGGCACCTCAAAGAACGGTTCCTTGCCGCCGTAACACACGGCAATCCCGTTCGGGCCAATACAGCCGTAGGTGTCTCCCGCATACCGCTCGACCCTTGTTCCTGCCGGGATGTCGGCATCAAGCCAAGGGCACTCATCTGTTGTCACCGTCCGCGACAGCCTGAAGGCGCTCATCACTGCCTCACTCCCTGATCAAGAGGATGATCCATATATTCCATGATATCGACATCATTATGATCCACCCTATAAAACATGCCGATGCCGCCCCGCCTCGATCCAGACAGCCCGACCGAAAAGGTGCAAATCCTGGCGCCCAAAACCCTGTGGGTGCGGGTCGATGAATGGCGGAGGAAACATCCCGACCTGCCCAACCGGAGCGAGGCGATCCGGCTGCTCTTGCTGCTGGCGCTCGATCTGGACATGTGATCAGGCCTGCATCCGCTTCAGAATGCGCCGAACATGCTCGGTGTGCCATTGGCCGCCATTGGGGGTGGTGTAACCGCAGGCATTGAGCCGCCCGGCGATCGTCGCCAAGGTGTCGCCCGCCTGGCGCAAGGGCTGGATCAGGCCGATCATCTGCCTGGCATGGGCGTCTGCCTGTTGCTGGCGGGCGTCGTTGGCATGGTTGATGGCGTTGGGGCGATGACCGCCCAGCTTGGTGCCCCTGGCACGGGCGGCGGCGAGAGCGGCCTTGGTGCGCTTGCTGATAAAATCCCGCTCCTGCTCGGCCAAGGCGGCATAAATGTGCAGCTGGAACTTGTCGGCGTGCGGCATGCTTGCAACGCGGAGCTTCAGCTTCGGATCGTCCATCAGCTGCGAGATGAAGGATACCTTGCGGCTGAGCCGATCGAGCTTGGCGACCAGCAGCTCAGCGCCGGTGGACTTGGCGAGGGCGAGCGCCTTGGCGAACTCGGGGCGGCCATTGTCGGCGCCGGAGCCGGTGTCCTGGAAAGAGCCGAGGATGTCATAGGGGATGTCGGAGTACTGGGTCAGGAAGATGCCGATGTCCCTGGTCTGGGCCTCAAGACCGAGGCCTGAGTGGCGCTGCTCCTGGGTGGAAACGCGGGTGTAGATGACGTAGAGGCGCATGCTCAATCCTTAAAGGAAGCCCGTGGAAAGGCGTTCAGGTTTTCGTGAGGTTTTACCCGGCCTCGGCCATGAACGCGCCACAGGTGCCATTTCTGTCGGTTTATAGGGGCAGATAAAACAGGAACACTCGATGGAACTCAGTGCGCGGGTGGGAAAGGTGGGCCCCTTTTCCGCCCCCGCCCCCGCCAACCGGACAACCGGGGCCGGGGGTGGCAGTGGCATCGGGGCCGCGCCCTGGCCGCGCCCGCTCGGTCACGACCAGTAACCCTTACATAGGGCACCATAACACACATGTCAACGGTCGTTGGCTATGTGTAATGCTTTATTTCTGGGGGTTATAGAGACGCAGCCACTCGTCCTCGCTGAGCTCCAGGTCCTTCAGCACCGGCGTCTTGGCTGGCTTGTGGTGGGTGATGTCGACGGTCTTGTGGTCGACCAGGAGGCCGTGCAGCCTCGCGGCCAGGGCGAGCGCCCCGGTCGCGGCAGCCACCTGTCCCAGGCTCTTCGCCAAGGCGTTGTGAACGAGTAGTTCCTCGGTCAGCATTTCCACGGAAATGCCGGTTTTCTGGAGGGCTGGAAGCCTGAGTTCTGCGAGCTTGGTCTGGATACTAGGAGTTCTGATTAACTTTGAAGCATTGACCTCAGTGGTCTGTCTTGTCGTCGTCTTGTAGCCAGCCAGCTTGTAAGCCTTTGATTGCGTTTCCCCTTTGACAATCAGCATACAGAACTTCAGCTGACGCGCCGTGAGCGTCTTCATACTGCCTTCGCTTCCCTGTGTCGCTTCGTCCGACAGGCGTCACTACAGGTCAGCCTGGTGACACGGTCGCCGATAAACGGCTTGCCACAGACAATGCAGCGGCCTGTAGGCGACCGCATCACATATTCGCCGCGCCTGGCCAGTTCCGCCATGACCGCAGTGATGATGAACTGCTGGTAGCTTTCCCCGCGCCGTCTGGTGCGATGCACGGCGTTGGTGAGTTCATCGTCCAGGTAGACGTGCCTTCGCCTAGCGCTCATGCGTGCTCGACCTCTTGCCCATTGACGACCAGCTTCTGTTCAGGAGGCATCGTGATTGTGATCGGGATCGGGTAATACTCTTCAGGCTCCTCCGGCTCCGGCTCAGGCGCCACAGCCTCCGCAGGCCCGAACCATGCAATCAGCCCGGCCTCGTCGCCATTCCACTTGTTGCCATCGACCGGCTGGCTCACGCCCTGCACCGAGGCCCGATCGGTATACTGCCACAGCGACCACGTCGGCCATGTCGCCACGCACCAGGATGGCGCTGAGGCTGACGTGTACTGGCACGTCCACAGGCTGGTGTTCTCCGCCAGGAATTGATCGCAGGCATCGCCCAGCTGCTCCTCGATCACATGGCCGCTGTAGATCGTCACCTGCAGCTTCCTGGGATCATCGAGCAATATCTGCACCGCCTGCTTGAGATCGCTCAGCGATACGCCTGCATCCTCATGATCAAGACACATCCGCTCGCCCTCACGCGGATCGACGGTGTCCAGGTAGTGCTGCATCTGCGCGACCATGTCGCCGGGCCTGAGAAAATGATAGGTCGACCAGCACAGGCCTGCATCCATTGCCGCACGCGCCCTGGAGAACAGTGTATCGTCCACATAGCTGGTTCCCTCGGTCGCCTTGTGGATGACGCCCACCGTGCCTGCCGCCTTCAACTGCGTCCAGTTGGGCGTCGGGTTGTGATGACTTAAATCAACAACTACAGGATTAGTCATCTCGCCAACCACTTCCAATTGCCATGACCATTGCGGATACCGCGTATTGTCGAGGCCGCGATGCCGATTTGCTCGGCCAGTTGATAGCTTGAAAGGGAATTGGTGCGGATCATGCAGACCTGATCCTGGCTGAGTTTTGCCATGCCGTGTGGCTGAACGCCATCAGCGACAGCGTCGGCGGCGTTCTGTTTCCTAGTTCCCCAATAAAGGTGCTGTGGGTTGTAGCAGAGCGGTTGATTGCAGCGATGCAACGCAAGCCTGCCCTTGGCTGGGCCGTGGACAGCTTCGCAAACCATGCGGTGAACGTAACGTACGCTGCCATTGCGTCCGCCAACCTTGCGCACGCCATAGCCACGAACGGTTGCTCCACTCCACAGCATGCACGTCACTTGCCCTTCCTCCTCTCCTTCGCGATCTTGAACTGCTTGCCTGCTTGTCTGTCGGCCTTGACGAACTCCTTCCCCACCTTGGCCGGGATGCCGAGCGTTGACGCGCCGTGCGCCGCCGCCTGCATGGCCCTGTGCTGTGCTCCGCTCTTCGAAGGCATTTTTTAGGTCAGCCTCACTGCCAAATCAAATCCGTTCACGGATTGTACCATTTCCAGCTTTTCTGCAAACGCCCTTGCCTCAACCCATGAATTGCGGTTGCGCCCTTCGTAGCGGGCGGCAAATGACCACGCCATGCTGTCCGCCGAGGAGAGCAGCCCGACGATGCCGGGCTCGGCCAGCGCCGTCGCCTTAAGGCCGAAGCCGTGCAGCCTGAGATCGGGGCGCACGGCATGGATGGCCTGCAGCACGGCCAGCACCGCATCAGGCTTGCTGTTGCGCTTGCACACCGAGCCGACGCCAACCCATAGGCCAAGACCAAGCCTTGAGCCATAGGCTGCCACATGCCGAACGTAGTCTTCCGGCGCGTAGCCTTGCAGGACCGGCATCACAGGCACCGGCAGCTTCTCGGCGATCAGCGCATCGTATCGCTCGATGGTCAGCCGCTGGTGATCCTCGATCGTCAACCCGGTCTTGGCCAGCATGAAGTCCTCGCACATGTAGTCCTGGGTCACCGCTGCATCGATGCCTGCGATGCCCCACCAATGCAGGCGCCTGATCTCATCCGCATACTGAGCCACCGTAGTCCGGTAGCGGCCATGCTGCGCCAGTTCCGTGAACGCCCCGCTGTCGAGCAGGATGCGGCCCAGCAATGGCTTCCTGCGCTTGGCCAGCCGCTTGACCGAGATGCACGACCGCGCAAACCGCTTGGCGTCACTGGGCTGATGAAGGCCGGGATAGAAGATCATTTCTTCGCCACACACGTCTTGCTGCCATCCGGCATGATGCGGTAGCCGACGCAGCCGTCATCGGTTGGCGCTGCCGTGTGCTTGACCGGCTGCTCGGTGCAGGCGGCCAGCAGCAGGATGAGAGCCAGTGCCAGCCGGGTCACAACTGCCCCTTCAGCATCTCGATGCCCCTGGCGATCAGCGCCAGCTTTGCCTGTAGCGCCTCGATATCCTGGCTCACCGTGGTGGCGCCATTGGGCTTCGGATGCGGCTCATGCTTCAGCCTGGCGTTGGGAAAATCCTCGGCCAGCACGCGGTCGAACTCCCTGGCCATCGTCTCGTCGGGGTTGAGCATTATCGGTTCTCCTGGTTGCGCCTTGCCTCGAGGTTCCTGAGCAAGGCAGGTGTCGGGCTCTTCGGTTGCGGTCGTGACTGGATCAGCCGTGACGGCGGCGGCCACTCGGTCGGCTCTCGCTCCGGTTCCCTGAACGAGCGGCAGAGCCAGCTGACCCAGTCGGCGGCGTGCTGGAACTTCGGGATCACTGCTGGCCCTCCTTCCAGCTTTTGAGAAAGGCGGTCTGCCCAGAAGGCCCAGGCGCCGGTTCCATGTCCCAGTCGCTGGTCCTGCGCCTTGGCTCGGCGTCCCCGTTGCCCGGCGATGAAGGCCGAGCGAGCGAGCCTTCAGCGAGCGATGCGAGCGAGGCCGAAGAGCCGCCTTCTTTTTCTTTTTTTTCTTTTTCTTTTTCTTTATAGTTATAGTTACGCTCTGTTACAGTCGCTGTTACAGACCCGGTGTTACTACCTAAGTCTTTGTTTTTCCTCTTCTTGGCCAGCACTTCACGCGCGCGCGTCGTGCGAAGGTGTCGGTTTTGGATACCTTCGCGCGCGTGAAGGATTTCCTCCGTCACCCGCTTCTGGCGCACCCAGCCGTCGCCCATCTGCAGGAACGGGGCGAGCTCGGGCTTCAGCCGCTGCCAGGTCGCCAGCTTGATGTTGAGCGCCTGCGCCAGCATCCGGTCATTGTCGGGCAAGGCCCCGCCCGCCACCCACAATTGGCCAATCAGGATCGCATAGATGGCGCGCGCAAAACCCGACAGCATCGTTGTCTTGGCGAAGAAATCGACCCAGCACATCTGCTGGAAAGGCAGCTGGCTCATAGGCTCACCCTCACCGCGCCCCAGTCCTTCAAGACGCGGATGGCATCCTCGTAGCTGTCCACCCACTCGGCTTCGCCGCCCAAGAGCCGCACGATCGCCAGGAACGACACTTGCGCGGGCGATGGCTTTTTGCCCCGCCGCTTCAGTTCCAGCGCATGCAAGGTGGCGTGCGGCTGGGTGATGAACAGGAAATCCGAGATTCCCGGCTTGTTGCCCATCCGCTTCAGCTTGGCGCCGGTGATCGCGTCCCGGTTCTCGCCGCCTGGGTGGTGCCACCAATACCAGCCCTCTGCGAGCGACAGCGTCAGCGTGTCGGCCAGCGCCACATGCGTCCTGAGTTCGATCGCGGGCGGCAGCCTGGCCGCCTTGCGCCGGGTCAGCAGGTTAAGCTGGTGGTTCATGTGCCCGCCTCCCAGGAGATGCGGTTAAGCGCGGTCGGGCCGCGATGCGCACGGTCCCAGACGAACCAGGCAAAGGCCATGCCGGAATTGGCCCTGCGGCCCTCCCAGCCCGCCCGGTGCATCATCGGCAGCCGGTTGCGGAAGACATGCACGCGGGCCAGCTGGCCGCTGTCGAGGATGCCGCAGCGCCGCTCGGATTCGAGGAAGGCCAGCCTGAGCAGCATCACCACCTTCGGGCACAGTGTCAGCGCATGGGCGACAAAGGCCTCGGCGTTCTTGAACGGCGGGTTGGTGACGATCGCCTCGGTGCCTGCGGGACAGTCGCGCTCCAGCAAAAAATCCCAGCCGACATGATCCTGGTCGGGCGAGTGGTGATGGACGAGATCGGACCCGATGACGATATGGCCATGAGCGCGCAGCACCCTGACGATGGCGCCTGGCCCGCAGGCCGGTTCCCAGATCACCTTGGGCAGCGATTCCGCCCTGAGCAGCGCGGCGACGGCCTGCGGCGGCGTTTCGTAAAGATCGTCCTGGCGCTCTTTCAGCACATGCCTGGACGCGCCGGTCATCAGGGACAGCTGGCTCATGAAAACAGGCTCCGCTGCCGCTCTTGGCCCTTGACGGCCCGCTCGACGCAATGCCGGTGCGCCCATCTCGCCTGGCGCTCAGGCAGCGAGATTCCATGCCCGCCGCCGCCCTGGCGGTTCATCACCCAGCCCGAAGTCCACTGAAAGACGCCAGCCTCGCGGGTGTCGAGGTCGTGGCCACAGCCAAGCGCACAAGGAGCGCGAAAGCGCGCCGGGATGCTGGCCAGCTGCTTGTCTTCCATGACAGGAATCCCTTCTCCCTCGCCCTTGTGGGCGGCGCAGAACCAGGTCCCGGCCTGCCCGTCCCTGAGACTGACGCCGAAGCCGAAGGCGCCCCACTGACCGCAGCGGCAGGCATGCAGCAACATCACTCCGCCCTCCGCTGATGCCCCTGGCGGTTCATCGTGGGCTGGCCCTGCCACCCTGCACAAAGCTCGCGTGCTTGAAATGGCTCTGTGACGCCAAAGATGTCAGCCGCCGATCCGGCAGCGGTTCCATTCCGGTTTCAATTGCCAGTTCTTCGACATGCCGATCCGGCGTTACGCGGCCAGCAGAAATGCGTTCCAGGACCGCCTCGGTAAGCCGCCGCATGGCGACGCCCAGACTCCGCGCCCTGACGGTCGCCGTGATGATGATCCGGTAATTGACCGGCGGCGGCGGCGGCTCGGAATAGATTGGCAATGGCGCATGGATGTCGGGTTCTTTCCGCTTCGGATCAGGCGACCGCTCATCGATGCTTTCGGAATGGTGCAACTGATAGATCGACGGTTTGATGCGCGATGTGGTGAACACCGCCGTCGAAGGCGGAAACGGCAACTGCGTGGCGACCAACGCCTCGGCATCGGCAATTGAGAGGCCGCAGACAAGGTAGGTTCCTCGTTCAAGCAACGCACCGCGCTGCGATTCGAATTGCACCTTGTACATCTGGCTCATTCCGCCCTCCGCTGATGGCCCTGACGCCGATGCGGCTCGCAATAGACCAGGCCGAAACCGACCTGGCGCCCGCAGCACAGCCAGGACAGCCGCGCGTCATACGCGATCGGCCACTTGCAGAAGCGGCTGCCGGTGTCGATCAGCGGCATCAGCCGCATCGGTCCCAGCTGCGGTGCTGGCTCAACTGGAATAAATAATTCGATCACTTTGATTTCCTTAATCTTTTTCAGCCGCGGTGCTCTCAGCTTGGGGAGCTTGCCCGGCGGTCGCCTGACGTATTGGTGGAGATCGGGGTTGCGGGCGATGCGCCCGATCGCGGCGTTGCGGGTGATGCGGAACTTGTGCGCGATCTGCCCCGCCGTCTTGCCCTCCATCAGCATCGCGATCACCACCTGCTGCTGCTCGGGACTCCACAGGTAGGACGGCGGATGCAGGTTCGTCATGGCAGTCCCTCTCCTGGCAGTCCCTCTCTGGGCAGGCAGGCCTTCAGGCCGGAATCTCCAGCCTGCCGAACACGTCGGGCCTCAGATGATGGCGCGACACGCCAGTGATCCCTTCGACGGCCAGCACCCGCTCCGATGGCACGATTTTCCACATCGAGATGGCATGCGGCCTGATGCCCAGCTGCCTGGCCAGCGCGCTGGGCCCGCCCGCGATCGACACAGCCAGGTTCCTGGCCGCCAGGCGGGGATCGTCATGCACAATGTCCTGACGGATGCGCATGACACGACTGTAAGCCCTGCTGAGAGCGGATTTCAATGCTCGGCTAAAAAAATCTGATCACGATTTGTGCTTGTCAGAAGTTCTGACAGGGGTAAGGTCCGCTGACATCAGACGCATCATATGGATGGCCCGTGGGCGAACAGGAAGACGGGGTGTCGAACAGCCAGCATGCGGCGCGGTCGCCGGGGATCGGCGAGCGCATCCGCCGGTTGCGCGTGCATGTGTTGCAGATACCCTCCCAGATCGACTTTGCCGATCGCCTGGGAGTGTCGCGAGGCGCGGTTGGCAATTGGGAAACAGGCAAGGATATCAGCCGTGCTTCAGTGCAAAAAATCGTGGAGACATTTGACGTGTCCTATGACTGGCTGGCCAGCGGCAGGGGCCAGCCACTCAATCCGAGGCCGCTCGAACGACACATCCACGATCTGCTGGCAGACTATGAAGGCGAAGCAGACGACTTCATAAGCCTGGTCGAACTCCTGCTTCAGGAACGGCTCAAGCAGCTGCGTGACCGCAAGCGACAAAAATAAACCTTAGCCCCGCCCCAAGACCTGCTATGTCATTGAAGAAAGGGACATATTCTGGACTTGAACGGCGCGACCCACGGGGATTTGCCCATGCTTCTTCATCCGCCCATCATCCTCAGACATCCCGAGCCGTTTCCCATCACGCTGGTCGAAAAGATGGAATTCAGCTGTACCTGCCGCGACCCGGCGAGCCCGAGCGGCATCATCGCAACCCCTTATCTGCGCTTCGACATCCAGGTCCCTGGCAGCGAGCAGCCGCTGCGCTTCATGATCTCGGGGACCAGGCTGGCGCGCGCCCACCTGAGCGCCATCTCCGCCATCCAGGAGGAACTCGCCTGGCTGCGCAGCCGTGGCGATGCCGACAAATTCCACGAAGAACTGTACAGACAGCCGATGCAGCCGCAATGGATCGAGGCCAGGCACAATGGCGGCGAGAGCCGCTGGCTGGCCAAGTACGACGACCTGACCTATGTCTGCTCGATCATGCCGTTTGAGGAAACGCTGGCCATGCGTGACCAACTCAACTTTTATTGCAAGGCCAACGGCCATTGACCCCTGGGGCCCTCAAAAGGGCCCTTTTTCTTAAGCCGACCAATCGTTCCCCGATCACTTTTCTCAGCACATCGACTTTCCTTCTTGTGCAGTCCTCTCAGCAGTGCTTACAGTAGCTGACGCCGCTGTTGCGGCGCTGAGGAGAGGTCCCGATGACCTGGCAGGACAATGCCGACTGGTCGCCTGTTCCCGACTATCTGCGCACCAGCCTGAAGAACTACGTCAACAGCGGCATCATCCCAGGCGACTTGTTGGTCGGCATCCTCTCCAACCGCCTCAGCCTGGTCGTCGCCTCCTCTGACGCCAAACGCTTCCGCCAGGTCCCGGCGGTGCTGTCCTTCATCCACCTCTATGTGCCGATGATGTGCTACGGCAGCCCCGAGGCGATGGCCCGCTGGGAGGAATGCGGCGGCCTCATCGGCCTGGAGCGCATGGTCAAGGAGGCCCCCCATGACGATTGAACGCCTCGACATCACCGATCGCGAAACCTGGCTTCTGTGGCGCACCAACTACCTGACCGCCAGCGACATCGGCGCCATCGCAGGGCTCGACCGCTTCAAGACGGCGCTCAGGGTCTACAACGAGAAGCTCGGCCTGGTGCCGCCGGAGAAGGAGAACGCCGCCATGAAGCGCGGCAGGTGGCTGGAGTCCGCCGCCATCAAGGGGCTCAAGGAAGAACATCCCGACTGGCTGATCACCCAGCCCAATGTCTTCCTCGCCGACACCGAGCGCAGGATCGGGGCCACCCCCGATGCCCTGGTCACCAGGCCTCAGAGCGGCGGCATCGTCAATTGCCAGATCAAGTGCGTCGGCCCGCTGTCGTTCGAACGCTACTGGGCGGACGGCGTGCCGAAGGCCTACGCCCTGCAGACCCGCATGGAGGGCATGCTGCTGGGCGCCGAGAGCAATCTTCTGTGTGTCCTGGTATCGGATAGCCACAGGGCCGAGATCACGCTGTACGAGCTTCCCAGGAGCCCTGGCGACGAAGCGGCGATCGTCGGCATGGCGAAAGACTTCTGGCAGCGCATTGAGGAGGGCCAGCCCTACGAGCCCGACTTCGCCAGGGACAGCGAGATCGTCACCGCCATGTACCCCGAGGCGGAGGCGGAGTGGAGGCTCGATCTTTCCGGCGACAACCGGCTGCCCGATGTCCTCAGATGGCGGGAACGCCGCAAGGCTTACATTGCCCGTGCAAGCGAGCGGGTGAAGGCCGCCGACACCGAGATCAAGTTCAAGCTCGGCGAGCATGAGATCGGCGACCTGCCGGGCTGGAAGATCAGCTGGAAGAACGAGTTCGTCAGGGCCCACCAGGTTCCCGAGCGCAACAGCCGGGTGCTGCGGATCAAGCAATTGGAGGACAACACATGACCGGCACCAGCCTGATCGCCACGATGGCGCAACGCTACCACATGGAACCCGCCCATTTCGCCTCGACGGTACGCAGGACGGTGATGCCGAGCCAGCACAACCAGGAGGAATTCGCCGCCTTCATGATGGTGGCTTACGAGTACGGGCTGAACCCGATCCTGCGGCAGATTTACGCCTACCCGAAGAAGGGCGGCGGCATCAACCCGGTGGTCAGCCTCGACGGCTGGGTCCACCTGGTCAACACCCACCCGCAGTTCGACGGCCTCGACTTCACCTATGCCGAGCAGGGACCGGGCAAGCCGCCGCTCAGCTGCACCTGCATCATGCACCGCAAGGACCGCAGCCACCCGATCACCGTCACCGAGTACTACGGCGAGTGCTACAGGAACACCGAGCGGTGGAACCAGATGCCCAGGCGCATGCTGCGGCACAAGGCGCTGAAGGAGGCGGCCCGCTATGCCTTCGGATTCTCGGCAATGGACGAGGACGACGCCCGCGACGTGTCGGGCAGGGTCAGGGACATCCAGAAGCCGATCATTGTCGAAGACGGCCCGGTGCTTGACGGCTGGGCCGATGATGACGACATCTCTCCTTCGACCGGGACCTCCGCTCCCCCAACAAACGCCCCAGAGGAACCGGACGAACCCGCTGGCGCCGAGCCCGAACAACCGGCGCCAGCGGACCTGCGCCAGCAGGCGATCGACCAGATGCTCCACAAGGGCATCCTGGTGTCGACGCCGGTCGAGCAGCGGATGGACGACCTGGAAGCCGACATCCTGCAGCTGGAGGAGCAGCTGCCCGCCCTGTTCCTGAAAAACCTGCGGCAGATCGGCAGCCGGGTGATCAAGGGCGACCTCAGCGTCCGCAAGGCGCGCGAGTTCCTGGAGCAGCTGCCATGAAGC